TAATAATCTAATATTATATAATAATAATCTAATATTATATAATAATAATCTAATATTATATAATAATAATCTAAAAATTTAATTAATCATTTTTATTAAATAGGATAAAAATAAATTACACCAGCAATTGCGGGCGCATTATTATCGAAATTTATTTGTCCTTGTAAACTTATTGTTTGTATAGTATTTATTGAAATAACTTGAGTATTTTGATATGCTATTGTTGCATCATTAAGATCAACTGTTGAAGGGTTAACTGTAAATGAATATTTATCGATACCATTATTTATTACTGTAATCACTGGACCTAATGTTGTATCAGTATCACCTTTAATTGATAAATATATCCATGCGATGTAATTACCTGCAGGTATATCAAAATTATTAGAGAGAGCGTAATTAAATAATGTACCATCAGTAATAACAGGGGCAACAAAGGTGGATTTAAAAAATGGTAAACCTATAGTAGAGGCAGATGACATATATATATATAATATATATATATAATAAATTTAATTAAATACTTTTTATATTATATTTTTTAAATTGGTAAAAAATAGATTGTACCTGAAACAGTAGGTTCATTATTACTAAAGGTTATACTACTTTTTAAAATTATATTTGGTTGTTCTGTTGTTATACTAATAATTTGAGAAGTTTGAAATGTTATTGCTCCATCATTAATAATTGTTCCAGCTGAATTAAGAGTAGCTGGATAAAGTAGTCCATTGTCTAATATTATTACAATAGGTCCTAAATCTGTATCTGTATCACCTTTAATATACAAATAAGTCCAAACTAAATAATTACCTACTGGAATACTAGAATCATTTTCTATAATAAAATTAAAACCAACACCAGAAGTAAAAGCAGGAGCAACAAAATCACTTTTTAAAAATGGTAAGCCTATAGTAGACGCTGATGACATATATATATATATATATAAATAAAATATATATTAATATAAAATAAATTTAAAATATAATATCTTATATATTTATATATATTCATGAATCAGAATAACAATCCTGAAAAATTATATTACGACATTCAGTTAACAAATCTTGAAAATAATGGTTTAACGCCTCCTGTTTTAAATTTTATAGAAACAAGAAATATACCATTTTTATATGAACCTGATCAATATTACATGTCTATTATTAGGTTTAGTTTAGATACTCCTAATTTACCTGTTTTCATTCCTACTATACAATTAAATCAACCTGATATAAATTTAACTATTTATACTGTTTCCCTACAATGGATTAATCCATTAGATATTACTCAAGTATTTACATCATCAAGTCCAGTCATATATATACCACAATCAAAAATTGCATCAATACCCCCCGCCCCTTCAATTACTGGATTACAATATAATGGGGGTAATTATTACAATGTTTATAATTATCAATATTTTATTTATTTAATTAATGAAGCATTTATAACTTGTTTTAATCAACTTAATACAATAGTAGTAGATGCGGGTTTAGTTTTACCAACTGCTTATTATCCTGTTCTTAGTTGGGATACATCTAATAATACCGCAATATTAAATTGTGATGTATTAGGGTATTCAACTATATCAAATAATTATATTAAAATATTTTTCAATACATCATTAGCACAATTATTTTCATCATTCCCAGTTATTATAAATTCTGGTACTGGTGATTTAAATGCTCAAATTATTACTAATTCATTTAGTAGTTCTAATATTATTCAATATCCGCCATATAATCCCGAATATGATGCTATACAAGTATTTCAAGAATGCTCTACAATAGCCTTGTGGTCTCCTATTACATCTATTGTTTTTACATCTACTACTTTACCTATCGTTTCTAATCAAGTAAGTTCTCCTATAGTCTTCAATGGTTCTACAGTCTTTGGTGGCAATGGAAATAATGCATTAGTTCAACAATTAATTACAGATTTTATTAGTGATTCTGGATCATATCGTCCTAATCTTGTCTATCAACCTAGTGCACAATACCGATGGATTCAATTAATGGGACAGCGTCCGCTTACAACGTTTGACCTTCAAGTATATTGGAAAGATCGCCTAGGAACTTTAAACCCCTTCTATTTAGCGAGTGGATCAACTGCAACAATTAAAATATTATTTAGTAAAAAATTAAGTGCTGGTAATTCAAAATATTAAGAAATATTACTTTAAAAATATTATAAACGAATTAGAATTATAAAAAATCTTTAAAAATTATAAATATATAAAATAAATAAAATATTTTATATAAGTATATATATATGTCTAAACCAGATTTTAAAACGGCTTTAATTGAAAGTACTATCATATCTGACTTAACCGATGAAGAAGTATTTGGTGTCTTAAGTGGTCCATTGTATTCAACGTATACTCAGTTTCAGGCGATCAGTGCGAGTAATTCACAGATTGTTTTCAACGTGCAAGTGCCAAGTGAAAATATTGTGATTGATAGACATCTATTAATGACATCTACCGTAAATTTTACAATTAATTTAACTAATGTACCTGTAAATGAAAACTGTCTTAACTGGGGTCTTACATCAGCACTTTCAGCGTTCCCTTTACAGAGTCTTTTTACTACGATGCAAGCAACCATTAATAATGCTTCTACATCTGTAAATATTCAAGATATTCTACCAATGATTTTAAGAATGAACGATAATAGAAAACTAGCAAGATATAACAGTATGACACCATCTCTTCCAGATTGTCAATGGGGTCAATTCTCACAAGCTGTAAATACTATTGGACCTATTGCTAATTCTAATAATAATATTCTATCTAGTTTAAATAACAATGGATATGATAACGATTTTCAACCTCGTGGAAGTTTTCCAATGACTGTATTAGGTGTAGTTCATCAAATAAATGGGGCTGGTACTGATGCATCAATTGTATCAACTTCCCTTCTTGATACTTGGGCTATTGGTTTACAATTTACATGTACTGAACCATTTTTAGCACTATCACCTTTTACTAATTGCATGCCATTATCATCACAAAGTGGATCAGGATTAATTGGAATTAATAACATGTCTATTGTATGCAACGTAGATTCTACTGCTAAAAGATTACTAGGTATTGCTGATCAATATTTAACTAATAATGGACAAGGTGGGGCAATTTCATTAGGATATAATAATGGTGCCGTTTCATTACCTGCATTTCAAAATACTAAATTACTTTTTAACTTTCAAACTCTTACAAGCTTACAGTATGCTAAAATTAGTAGTAAATGTATTGTTCCATATACTGATTATCCTCGTTATTTAACTAGTTTTACAATGAACGAACAAATTGCTGCAGGTGCTACATCTACATTAACTTCCCAGAATCTCCAACTCAATCAGGTTCCAGGGCTAATCCTAATTTCAGTAAGAATTCCAATGTCTTCACAAACCCCATATAATACATCATCGTTTTTAAGCATTGAAAACATCAGCGTCAATTTTAACAGTCAATCTGGTATTCTTGCAAGTGCTACTCCGATGGATCTGTATAATATTTCGTATAGAAATGGATGTGCTCAATCATATTACGAATGGTCTGGATACAATAACAATTTTGTTAATGGTTTACCAAATGATACCGCTGTTCAAACTGGGTCTTTACTTGTTCTTAATCCTGCTCTTGATTTTAGTCTTCCTGAAATGCTTAGTTGCGGGTCCTTAGGTCAGTTCAGTTTCCAATTTAACATCAGAGTAAAAAATAATTACGAAGGGGCTATCACACCTGAAATTTGTATCATCACAAAAAATGACGGAATTTTCGTGACGCAACAAGGTACGTCTATTATCTACACTGGTATCCTAGATAAGGCTACGGTACTTAAAGCAAAAGAAGGTGAAGCAAGTCTAGACTATAATACTCATCAAAGATTAGTGGGCGGTAGACTTTCATCTTCTGGATTTGGTGCAATTAAGAAAATGCTTAAATATCATGCGATGCAAAAACATCCACAACTAGCCAATATGATGGATGGTGGAGCATCATCAGGCGGGGTAATGTCTGGCGGTGAAACTAGTGGCGGAATGCATCATGGACGAAGACACAAACTAAATAAACACCTACTTTAATTAATTTTTAATTTTTAGTTTTTTAATAAAATATATTTAACTACATATTAGATAATATATTATATGGTTGAAATAGAAAATAGATCAAAACAATTACAAAGATATTACAAAAATAAAAATGAAATTAATGAAAAAAATAAAAAATATTTTCGTCTTAAATATTATCCAAAGAACAGACAAAACTTATTGGATTATCAAAGAGTTCATCGTCAATTAATAATGGGTATATATCCATCAAAAAAATTAAATTATTTAATTGTTGATAATCCAAATTATAGAATTAATGAACCTTTAATAATTGAAAAAAATATTAGGGTATGTTTTTAAAAACTATCTAAGGAATTATTTATATTATATATTATATGAGTGAATTAATAAATGAACTACAAATTGAAAAGGCGTTAAAAACCCTTGAGAATATGAAAAAGTATCAAAAAAAATATAATGAATCTGAAAAAGGATTATTAAAACGACGTGAAGCATCTAGAAGATACTATAATTCTAAAAAAGATGATCCTAATTTTTTATTAAAACAATGTAATAAAGTTAAGGCTTATTACCAAAAAAAGAAAAATGAAACAACTGATGAACCTATTTTAATTTAATAATTTTTCAATATAATATATTATATATTGAAAAATCTATTTAAGGAATAATTTATATATACTAATATATGACGGAAACTAACCCAGAATTTTTAATTTTTCAACTTTCAAACTATAAAAATAAGAAGCAATTTTTTAAATATAATGAATTTAATGACAAACATTTTAAGGGAACTATTGATAAAATTATTGAAGAATTACAAAATGATAAAGGGTATCATATTTTATTAAAAGCAAATCAAAAATGTAAATTTTACGTTGATCTAGATAAAACTACAGAGACTAAATTTAATTTATTTTGTGCTGTCCTTTCATCTTTATTAAATATAGATCGTACAAAAATATCTTATACATCTTCATGTAATGAAAAAGGGGCATCTTATCATCTTAGTATACCGATAATTATAACAACTCCGTATAATATTAAGTGTTTCTTTCAATATTATAATGAAACTTTTATTTCTTTTAGGGTTAAAGGATTAGAAGAACTTGATTTATCTATTTACCCACATGAAGAAGATAAAATATTTACTTTTAGATTACCAAATCAAACTAATACAATAAAAAATAATAAACATTATATAACTAATGGTATTCTTGAAGATTTTATTATTGAATATATTGAAGATAATAATGATAATATTGAATTAGAAGATTATATAATTAAATGTAATGAACAAGATAAATATAATAATACAAAAAAAATAGAAATTAAACCAAAACCTAAACTAACTATTATTGTTGATGAAAAAGAAGAAGTTAAAGAAGAAGTTAAAGAAGAAGTT